TGTACATTCAATTAACATCTTACATTTTTTATTTATAAGATACGGTAAGACTAGTGAGCCCTTACCAATTGGCTCTTTTTCAAATGCAGTAAGGATTTCCTTACGCAAATGATCTGGTGTATATTTCAAATCAACCAACCGTTGATTACGCTGATAATTACGGTACCACGAAGCAGCATAAAGTAATTCACCATCATCAAGGTCTTTTATCATGGCATCCAATTTCTTTTGGCTTACCGGTGTCTGACGCGTACCCTCGACGAATACATTATCACCTGATAATACATTAGGTACACCATCGCCTGCATCACCCTTAAAGATATGGGTGAGCAATTTAAGTTTGGGATTTTTCTCTACAATAAACTTTTTCTGTAATGGACCAAATTGTTTAACGTTATCCATAACTTGTAGTTGAGCAAAGTCATGATCATTAGAGATGATTACAACATTTTCGAATTGACCAAATTCTTGTGTATTATAAGCAAGGGTGCCAATAATATCATCTGCCTCACAACCATTGATTTGAATTAGTTTATAGGGGAAATTATTACGAAGTTCTTCGCGCACTTCATTAAGGATTTCAAATGCTGCATCCCAATCGAATAAAGATGCATCACGACTCTTTTTACGGTTTGCCTTATACTGAGGAAAAACCTCTTTACGCCAATTACCTGAAGCATCACAGGCGATGATGGTATCACCATAGTCTTTTTTGGGGAATTTTTGCCGATACATTCTAATAGTATTTAGAATCATATGGCGGGCTAGGTTAGGCTCAACAACTTTGTTGGCCATAATTGCGGCCAGGGCAATTGCGTTGTAGTCAAAAATAATCATGGTATACCTATTTCCTCCGGGTAAGTATATAGATTATATCACATCTAGACACGAATGTAAACAACTATTTGCATAATTAAAAAGTATTACAAATCCAAACCATCTTCAATGGCAAGTTTCAAGTGTGCTGCGTTGATCTTACAACCAATAAACTCATTATAATACTTCGGACTCAATAGTACATCATATTCAAACTGAAGCTTGGCTTCGTAGTAAGAACATTCGCCCTTTGATCTACACAGTTTAAGGATCTCTCGTTTATAGTTATCTTTGCCGTTTGCTTCAATAAGTTGCCTTAAGAACTTATTTGAACCGTAGTAGTTACGCCAATCAGATTCTACTCTGGTTCGGACTCTACGTTTTCGTGTCTTGTTGACAGGAAGGACTTTGGGTTTCCAAAAGAATTTCTTGCCTATGTACATCATACCAGTACTGAGTTCTGTTATGCAATACACGAAGCCTTGAAATTCTTCTGGTGTTTCTTTAAATTCTTGATTATTATATAGCCACATGGAACTATATATTTCAAGCTTAAATTGGGGTTAGATTATATCTAGTAATTAAATCTTTATCTTCCGTCATCATGATAATTCTGACGTTATGATTATATAGATCTTTAACTCTTGATACAATGTGCTGTTCAAGAATTTCCATTGTTTCACCTTGACCTAAAAATTTACTTTCATCATATGCGTACATAACACCATTATGATATTCAATCATTGCTACAACTTCAATTGGTTCTTCATCTTCTTCTTCCTCATCATCATCTAATTCCATTTCGTATTTCATTCGTTGGATAAATGCACCCAACTGAATGAGTGCATACACAAGTAAGGCCCAGAAAAGAAGATCAACTATCATCGTATTCTTCTTCCTCTATTTCTTCTGCATCTTGTCTACGGCCACACATAGGACAGAAGGCAGGTTCATCAGTGGTATATTCAGATAAAATAGTTGTGACATTATCACATTCTTCACACTCTATTCTAAATTCCTTTACTTGGCTCATGCAGCTTCCTCCCAGCCCCAGTCTCCTTCCATCCCAGTTACAGAGTATTCAGTGACACGTTTCTCAAAAAAGTTATCATGAGACGCGCCATTTAATACCCAATCTAACCAGGGCAGTGGATTATCTTTTACTTTGAATTTTGGTTTTAGACCAAGCTGTAACAACCGACGGTCTGCAATATGACGGACGTAGAGTTTCACATCGTCACGACTTAGACCTTGCACATCACTACCATTAAATGCTAGTTGAATAAACTTATCTTCCAATGTAACGGCTTGTTTAGCCATCTCATAGATCTTTGATTTCAATTCATCATTTACAATCTTTGGATGTTCATCACATAGAGTACGGAACAATTTTGCATTGCCCTGGACGTGAATTGTTTCATCACGGATTGACCACTCAACAATGGTTCCCATACCTTTCATTTTACCGAAACGTTGGAAATTCAACAACATCACAAAGGATGAGAACAATGACATACCTTCATTGAATACGGATTGTGCCAAGACGAGAGCCAAATCAGACTGAGTGTTTGTCTTGCCTTCTTTCATGAATTCAATCTTATCGGCCATGGCTTTATATTCCATGAACTTAAAGTATTCTTCATCACCCATTCCGAGTGTATCATTTAATAGAGCGTAGGCTCTTTGATGTACAGTCTCTCGCGCGGCGAAAGAGGAGAGCATGTTTCTGACTTCGTTGTTTTTAAATTTCGGTATGAGGAACTCGTGATAGTTCTCACCCACCTGGACATCGGACTGAGTAAATAGACGTAGAACCTGAGTGATAAATTCCTTTTCATCAGCAGTAAGTTTAGTGCGCCAGTCCTGTACATCTTCTGAAAGTTCTGCTTCATCCTCGACCCAATGGATTTCTTCATGTTTCTTTGCCAATTCTACCGCCCAAGGGTATTGGAACGGCTTATATGTTGTTGATAGTTTAAATAGTGACATTGTTTCTTTTTATCCTTCGCAAGCGCGACATTCGTTATCTTCTTCTATTACTTCTGGTACTGCACAAACACCATCGACACATTCGCCGACTTCTTTTACATCACTCTCAAGATATGCCATCAGTGCCTCATAACCACCAACGTATTTACCTTGAACATAAATCTGGGGGACTGATTTTACATCACGGCCAGTAACCTCTTTTGCAGACTTACCAATTTCTTCTAAATCAATATAATCAAATGGGATACCACGTAACTCTAACTCTTCCTTAGCACGAGCACACCATGGACAATTCTTTTTACCATAAACAATAGTACGGTTATCATCTTGTAAAGCAACACGTTCCACTTTTTCAGATACATTCTCTGCACGAGCCTTGGACTCTGTACGGAGGTAATATAAACCTTTCAATCCTTCTTTCCAAGCCATCAAGTGTACTTTATTGACATATGATTTCTCAACACCAGATGGAAAGAACAAGTTCACTGATTGACCTTGACAGATATATTTCTGGCGATCCGCAGCATGGCGAATAACCCAAGTCTGATTCAACTCTTGTGCAGTTTTAAAGATGGCTTTTTCACCTTCTGTCAACTCAGGCAAGTGCTGTACTGAACCTCTATTAGTAATAATGGATGTCCAAGTCGATTCATTATTGATACCATGACGAGTCAATACTTCATCAAGATACACATTCTTTACTAGGAATGAACCAGCACGAGTACGATGTGTATATGCATTTGCCTTTAAAGGTTCAATGGAAGGACTTGTAGCAAGGATAACACCACTAGAAGCATTAGGAGCAATTGCAAGCAAGTGGCTATTCCGACGACCAGAACCGATGCCGTCGAGATATTCACCTCTGTCCACAGCCAATCGTTTAGTTTGTGCAACTGCTTTTGCATTAATATTTTTAAATACAACATCATTAATCTCCCGTGCCAATTCAGATTCCCAAGCAACACCTTGTCGCTGTAATAGGGAATGGAAACCCATAGCACCTAGACCAATTGATCTTTCTCTTTCAGCTGAGTACTTGGCTCGGCTAATAACATCTGGTGCATTTTCAATAAAATACTCAAGGACATTGTCGAGCATAGTAACGAGATCTTCAACAATGGTAGTATTTTTCCAATCCTCATAGTACTCCAAGTTAAGAGACGAGAGGCAACAAACAGCAGTGCGATCTGCACTGGTCGGTAAATGAATTTCATTACAAAGGTTTGAACCATGGATTTTAAGACCCTTATCTTTCAGTGGTTGTGGTAGGTATTCGTTTGCACGATCAATAAAATTAAGGTAAGGCTCACCAGTACGAAAACGAACTTCAATAATACGTTCCCACAACTTACGGGCACTCATTGTTTCTGATACAATACCTGATGCAGGATCTTTTAATTCCCACTGTTCATTTTTTGTAACAGCATCCATAAATGCATCGCTAATATTAATAGCATTATGCAAGTTCAATGCTTTACGCTGCACATCACCAGTGGGAATTCTCATGTTTAAGAACTCTACAATCTCAGGATGTGATACATCCATATAAGCAGCATATGAACCCTTACGTGTCTTACCCTGCCGGTAAGCGATCATATCGGCATCTACGGTATGCAGAAATGGCATAGGTCCAGGAGCTTTATCCGTCACTGTGCGTACGTCTGACCAATGCCCACCAACACCACCACCAAATACGGAGAGCCAACGCAATTCAGATGAATGTGAAATTAGTCCTTCAAGTGTATCTGGAACATAGGTCAAGAAGCAAGAGATTGGTAGACC